ATGGAAAAGGCAACGGGTGACAAGATGCTCACCGGCCAGGATCCGGCACCCCGGCCGCGCGGGCCGAAGAACGATACAAAGCGGGTAACGCGTGAAGAGGTGCTGCCTGTCAGTGTACCGCCGGGATCGCGCTTCAAGGGCTACAAGGACTGTTTTGTCCGGGATCTGGTGCTCAGGGTCGAGGTGGTTCGTTACCGGCGGGAATGCTGGGGGACGCCGGAGGGAGACACCATCATCGCGCCGCTGCCTGCGGGGATACGAGGCGGGTTTGGGCCCAATCTGCGGCGGTTTTGTCTGATGCTGCATGTGCATGGGCAGGTCACGACGCGGCGAATGACGACGTTTCTGAACGACGTTGGTGTCGCGATCTCCAAACGCCAGGTGGTCCGGTTCCTGACAGAGAGGTTGGATGGCTTTCATGCCGAGGATGCAGCCGTGCTGGGGTCGGAACAAGAGCAGTCCGAAATCGTACGCTAAGGTCGAACGAAACCGGAACGATGCCGTAGATCCGATGTGCAACATCCGATCTCTGTGGATTGCCACCGACATGCGCCAATTTTGATTTCTCTGTCCGGCCCGACTCGACAACGCTTCGAGCAGATTGCTCATCAATGGAGTCGGGCGATGGCAAAGCGCAAGCTTCTTAAAGATCAAGATCGCCGGAAGCTTGTCGACATACCAGTCGACGAGGATAACCTAATCCGACACTATTCGTTGTCATTGGCGGATCGCCTGGAGATTGAACTGCGGAGACGTAATCACAATCGGCTCGGCTTCGCCATCCAGCTATGTCTAATGCGATACCCGGGTCGAGTGCTTGGAGCAGAAGAAACTCCGCCTCGCGCCATGCTGAAGTATGTTGCTGATCAGATCGGCGCCGCTCCAGACGAATTTGCCCTCTATGCACGCCGCGAAGAAACCCGTCGGGATCATATGGCGCGGCTAATGGTGTATCTGGATACGAGAAGCGCGACGCTGCAAGATCGCCGCGCCGCGCTATTGGCGGCAATTCAAGCGGCGACCTTGTCCGACGACGGTGCTGCGATAGCCAGTTCGACTGTCGCCGCGTTTCGCGAACGCGGCGCTCTTCTGCCGGCGATCGACACGATCGAACGCATCGGCCTTGCCGGCCGTGCCATAGCCCGGCGGCGAGCAGAAAGAACCCTGATTGAAGACATCCCACTCGATAGGCTTCAATCACTGGATAGGCTGTTAGAGGTTGACCCGTCGATCGGCCAGACCCGCTTTCATTGGCTGCGTTCGGCACCAGAAGCGCCGGCCGCGTCGAACCTCGTCGGGCTGACCGAGCGGATAGCCTTTCTGCGGCGGCTGGAGATCGATCCGGAACTGCAGGCGCGCGTGTCATCCGGACGGTGGGACCAGATGATCCGGGAGGGCAACGCAACGCCGGCTTGGCTTGCCAACGACTTCAACGCCAGCCGTCGCCACGCTCTGATCGTGGCCCAAGTCATCAAGCTTTGCCAGAAGCTCACGGACGATGCGGTGACGATGTTCATCAAGCTGATGGGTAAATTGTTCTCGCAAGCCAACAATCGAAAGAAGCAGCGACAGATGGACTGCAGGGCGAATACCGCCAAAGCGCTGCGCATGTTTCTAGATACGATCACCGCACTACAGTCCGCCAACGACCATGGTCGGAACGCATTGGATGTTCTCGACCAAAAAGTCGGTTGGGACCGGTTGCTTCGGATGAAGCCTGAGCTTGAGTCGATGGTCGACGACAACGAGGCACCGCCGTTGACCGTGGCAGCCGAACAATACGCGACCGTCCACAAATACATTGGTGCATTTCTTCAGGCCTTCACGTTTCGCTCGGCGCATCGCCACGACCCGCTTCTGGCGGCAATTGCGCTGCTGAAACGGCTTTATGCCGAGAAGCGGCGGACACTCCCTGATCGCGTGCCGCTCACCCATCTCAGCCAAACTGATCGACGGCTTATCTTCGAACAAGGGAAACCTGATCGCCGTCTCTACGAGATCGCCACGCTAGCGGCTTTGCGAGACCGGCTTAGATCTGCGGACATTTGGGTCGACGGCAGCCGATCTTTCCGGCCGATTGACGAGCATCTGATGCCGCGGTCGACATTCATCACGATGAAGGAAGAAGATCGTCTCGGTTTGGGGGTCCAAGGCGACGGCGCGCAGTGGCTTGCTGAAGCGTGCCAGATGCTCGAGTTCAACCTGCAGCGTCTTGCGCACAGAGCACGATCCGGAAAGCTCGAAGGAGTTCGTCTTGAGGCCGGAACGTTGATCGTCACACCAACCGTCGGCGAAGTCCCCGTGGCAGCAGAGGAACTGAATGCCGAGATCAGCGATATGTATCCGTTGGTCGAGGTTCCCGACTTGTTAAGGGAAGTGCATGAATGGACCGGCTTTGCGGATCACTTCACGCATGTTCGTACCGGCGACATCCCGAAAAATGTCTCTGCCATGCTCGCTGGTGTACTGGCCGATGCGACGAACCTCGGCCCAAAGCGAATGGCGGGCGCATCCAAGGGGATCAGCGCTCACCAGATTGGGTGGATGCGCACATTCCATGCCCGATCGGAGACCTACCGCGCGGCGCAAGCGTGCATCACCGATGTCCACACCCAGCATCCGCATTCCCGCCTTTGGGGCAATGGCACAACGTCATCGTCAGATGGCCAATTTTTTCGTGCGAGTGACCGAGCCGCAAAGCGCGGCGACATCAATTTGCACTACGGCAGCGAACCCGGGACGAAATTCTATAGCCATCTATCAGATCAGTACGGCTACTTCGGCATTTTGCCCATCAGTCCGACCGAAAGCGAGGCGGCCTATGTGCTCGATGGGCTCTTCGACCAGGACACGGTGCTCGACATTCAGGAACACTTTACCGACACGGGCGGTGCCAGTGATCATATCTTCGGGCTGTTCGCCTTGATCGGAAAGCGGTTCTCACCGCGACTGCGCAATCTCAAAGACCGGAAGTTCCACACGTTCGAGAGGAGCGATGCATATCCAACCCTGTCGAACCATATCGGGGCGCCGATCAACACCGCCCTGATTCTCGACCATTGGGACGATCTGCTGCATCTCGCGGCGTCGATCACGACGCGGTCCGTGGTACCGTCTACGATCCTGAAGAAGCTGTCCGCATCTCCGAAGCAAAGCCATCTCGCGAGGGCGCTCCGCGAACTCGGCCGTATCGAAAGGTCGCTCTTCATGATCGAATGGTACTCAAGTCCGGCATTGCGGCGGAGATGCCAAGCCGGTCTCAACAGGGGAGAGGCCGCCCATAAGCTGAAACGCGCTGTGTTCTTCCACGAGCGAGGCGAGATCCGTGACCGGTCGTTCGAAAGCCAAGCTTTCCGCGCCTCGGGGCTCAATCTCGTCGTCAGTGCGATCGTGCACTGGAATACGGTTTATCTTGATCGCGCGGTCACACAGCTGAAACGAGCGGGGCGAGACATTCCTAATACTCTATTGAAACACATATCGCCGCTCAGTTGGGAACATATCAACCTTACCGGCATCTACACATGGGATGCCGAACATCAGATGCCGAACGGATTTCGATCGCTCCGCTTTCCGGCTAGGCTAAGGAACGCCGCGTAAGTTCTCATTCCGTTCGTCCTTAGCGTACGATTTCGGACTGCTCTTGTTCTGACCCCGCAGGGCCTCGTCAGAGGCCCGAACAGCGGCGTCCGCTTCTCATTCCATATAATAAATAAGATTGGGGGCGGATTCAGTTTGATAATCAGACTCGCGTTTCTTCCGAAGACTGCGAAGCCTGATTTCAGTGCGGGCCGATGCGGCGGCAACCTGGTCGATGCTGTGCGTCATCTGGAGCAGCTCCGCGTCCGTCTTGCCTGAGAGGCCGGTAAAGTCCTCCTCCTGCCGTGCCTTCTCGGCCTGGCGCTCTTCCTCGTCCACCGGGACGGGGGCAGGGGCGCGCTTGTGGCGGGTCAGCAGCGCCATAGCGCGGGCGGGCAAGGAAAGGCGGTAGGCGTTGCTTGCCTGCTTCACCTGCGGGCCTTTCTCGCCCGGCGCTGTCTCGGCCGGCACAAAGCGGCGAAGCCAATCCACGAAGCCGTGACGGCGCAAGGCGTCGAGCGCGCGCACGGCGCTGTCACGCGAGCAACGCGCATGGTGCATGATCGTATCGAGCGACGGATCGAGGCGGCCCGTGCGGTAATCGACAAAGCGGGCCAGTGCCTTCAGCACCTTGATTGCGATGCTGCCAAGCGGGCCTTTGCGTGCGCCGGGGGCCTTGTTGGCGAGGTCGTAGGCCTCGGCGGCGTCTACGATCTTCCAGACTTCGCGCTTATCCACGCGCCTCCAGAAGCCCGCTTCGCATTTTCCAAGCGGCTTTGAATAGCGGTGGATGGGTGCGCCCGTGCGCTTGCCCGTCGCCTTGAGTGCCAGTGCACCAATGGAAAACATTGTCCTTCGTCCTTCTGTTGGACGGGCAGGGACTCGCAGGCAAAAAATCATCGTTCCCGCAAGAGGTTGACTCTTGCGGATTGAAAATCTGTGGACTATCTTCGAATCACTTTCTCAGGGTGTTGTCGAAGACAGCGCTGCTAAGTCCAAAACCCTGCCGGCGCCAACCGGCGGGGTTTTTTCGTTCGTGCCCTTTGGTGGTCAAAAACCTCGTTGTGGATGCAAATGAGTCGGGTCTTGTGAAGTTTGCGGGACTCTTGTCCGATTCTGCAAGGCAACGCATTTACTTTCTGTTGACCATAACCGCGCGGCTTTGGCGTGCCCTGGGCGCGATCGGTCTGAGTCATAAGGCCGTTTATGCGATCTTCATCACAGGCAGGCCCCGCGAATGGCGTCGCGTTTGGCTTCGCGCATCGTTGTTATTTCCGGAGGCGCGAAGCCATCATAGAGTTTTCCGCCATCCTTCCATGTCACGGTGATGTAAAATCGATGGGGTAGGAAGAGAGTGGTGCGCTCTATCTCGATGGTCGCGCCCTTGTGGGTTCCCCTAAAATAGCCTCTGGATTTCTCAAGAACTCGCATCCTTTGCGGCCTCCTTGCACCATGCAAACAGCTCGACGGCCTCGGCTCTTGCGAGGCGCTCCAGCTCGGCCACGATCAGCGCTCCGGCTTTGATAAGGTTGACGCGGGGGTCGGCGCTTGGCTTCCACCAATGATCGGGCCACGGCCAGATATCAGCGGCGGCAAAGCGGATTTCAGGGCCGTCATCCGCCATGTCAGCATCCAAGCAATAGCAGGCGGCAGCAAGTGAGAGTGCGCCGCTCGTGTACTTGTCATCATGCTCGGCGGTGAAGCCTTCTTCCTCGATCTGGCGGCGGCGCTCGGCAGCTATTGCGGCAAGTGCCACGGCCATGTTGGCGGTCGGGGCAGGGTAGCGGCCTGGTGCCGGTGGCGGGGCCATGGTAAAAAGCGGGATCGACCAATATTCATCGGTCGGGGTGATGGGGTCTTGCTCGTAACTGTGGTGTTCTTCGTCAAGGCAGACGTGACCGCAAAGGTAGCCGTAGGGGCCGAACATGGGGACGCTGTGTGTCGTGCGGTCGGTCTGGAGCTGGGCCACAAGCTGTTCGGTGGTCGGTAGTTTCAGGGCGCTGGTGTCAAGCGTCAGTTTGAGGGTCTGGTAATGGGCCGTGTGCTCAAGCTGTGCAACGCGCTCGCGTAGTGCCTTGATGGCGTCAGCGGCTTCCTTGTGGGGCGTGTTCTCGCCCCAAGGCTCCAGCCATGAAACAAGGCGGTCAAGGGTGTGAGGGTCTAGCGGGTTGGTGGTCATGGTCAGTCCTCGGCCTCACTTGCGGCGATCTGGTCCAGCAGCTCGGCGCGCTCTTTGGCGGCGGCGATGGCCTCGGCCTCGGTTTCGAAATGCAGGAACTCGTCTTCGTCGCTTTCGGGAATGGGGGCAGTGAAGCCGTATCGCGTCGGGCCAGTGAATGAGCTGGCAATTTCGCAAACGGTGAAGTGCCCGAAGCATGATTTCGAAATGGCTTCGTGCGGCGTCTGTCCGCTGTCGTCGGGGTCCATAGCACGATAAAACCAGTCAGCCTTATCGAAGCTATTCGCGGCGATTGCCTCCGCATCCGCATGCAGCAAGGCGGTCCATTCCCTGAAGCCTTCCAGCTTTGCGCGGGCGCGGTTGGTATCGTAGTCAATGCCGGTGACATCATAGACAAAGATGGTTGCGGCGGTTACATCCGCAATCTCGTCCGCGATCTCTTCGCGGTTGGTCTTGCCGGTGGCCGGGTTGGTTTCGTCCAGCCCCTGAATGAGCGCGCGAATGCAGGTCTTTGCCAGTTCGGCGGCTTCCTCGGCCAGCTTGCCAAGCGCCTGGTGCGTGATGGTGTTCGGTTCAGGCTTCCAAAGGGTGATGGTCATTCGCCTTGTTCCTTTATTTCTATCAAATCGCGGCACGGGGCATCTATTTGCGGCGGTGAGGATGGAATAGAGCGGCTCGCAGCCATCCAGCCGGCCTGGAGCATTGCCGCAACTTTCTTGGGGTCGGTCAGATCGATGACAGTTGCGCTGCTAAACTCATTGACCGCTGTCGTTATCGCGGCAGCAAAGTCGTCTTCGGTTTTGCAAAATGCGGCAAACCCAATGCTCTTGACGTGCTGTCTGGCAAAGCCGCGCTGGCAATCGATTTCGATGCCGGCATAGACAATCCCGAACTTCCATTCGTCTTTCGTTTTTTTCGTCATGGTCAGTTCGGCCCCGCGCATGGTTCGAAAACTGCATTTCCATCCTGTTCGACAAGGCGGAAATGGGTTTCGGTGTCGCTCCAGAACCATGCCTGAATGGCAACGCCATCCTGACCTAAGTCGTCTTCTGTGCAGTGTTTGGCGAGTTCTGCAATGCTCTCGGAAAACGTGTCTTCCCAATCCAGTCCGATGCAAAAGCAATTGGCGTCAGCGGGCACGGTTGGCGCGTCGGCGCTGCCATCCTCGGCCACGGTCATGATGTGCATTCCGTATTGCCGGTGCGCGAGAAAGGGCACGACCTGGCCGGGCTGGAGTTGTACATGGTAGGCGGTGCTGTCCCAATCTTCGGGGTCGTCAACCGGTTCCATGAGGTAGTATCCCGGCTCTGCACATTTATTCAGGAAGGCGGTCGGGTCGGCCTGCGGTTCCGGGTTCATTTCGTCCAGCCAAGCGGATGGCAGATATTTGGTGACGGCGCTGGTCATTTGCTGGCTTCCGATTTTGTTGCCGCGCGGGGCAGGCGGTTTCGACGTTCATCCGGATGGACGATTTCGCCGTTCAGGGCGCGATAGGTGAGGGTGCCCTGAATGCCGGCGAAGGTCGGGATGAGCGTGCCGTCTATGATGAGTTCCGAACCCTCGGCCATGAAGCGCTCTATCAGCGCGGGTTTGGTGGCGATGCCGGACAGGATCAGGCCTGCGATTTCGTTTGCGGGTTCTCCGGCCTGAAAGGCGACGGCGCTTGCAACCTCGGCCAGCTTGTTGATGGCCTCGATCTGGCCGGTGCGACGGCCTGCCTCGACGCCTAGGCGATAGGCCGCGCGGCGACGGCGTGCGCCTGTTGATTTCGGTTCGTCGTTCATTGTCCGGCCTTTCCCAGAAATACGACCTTGCGCACCATGCCAGCATGCAGGCGAATGGCGTCCTGTTCGGCCTTAAGATGATTGGCCGCCTTGAGGGTGACGGTGGCCCCGCCTACAAAATGGACGCGATAATTGGTGGCGGCGTTCCGGTTTTCCCGGTGGCCCGCGTTGGTGCTGGTCATGTTCGGTGTTCCTTCATCCGTTCGGGCAACTGCCCCGCATGCGGTCAGGGCAGAAGCCGGAACGGATCGCGGATCAGGCAGCGTCGGGAAAGGTTGAAACCTTCTCCGTCATATCGACGGTATCGCGCGAGTCTTTGCCATCAACGTGGGCCAGATCGTGGGCGGAAAACCAGTCCTTCTGGATATCGCCGAAGGTGTTGAAGTGGCGAACGTAATAGCTGGCGGCGCTGCCGATCATTTCAGTGCGGCCAATGACGCGACCACGACGGCTAGAGCCATCGAACTTAACGATTTCACCCAACGAATATTCAAAATAGGGGCGGCTATGGACGCATTCGTCGGGCTGCACTTCATGAATGTGCACGTCCGTCGTGCCGGTGGCGTGATAAATACGCTCCTGGTCCGGCTCGATGCGCGTGGCGGGCTGGTAGGGGTCGCCAGTTTCGGGGTTCAGGAGCGAGACAAGCACGGGCCAGCCGTGATTTGCCTTGACGGTGATGGTGGTTGTCATGGGGTGTCCTTTCTTCGTGAAACGATCATCCGTTTCCGATGCTGGCCCCTTGCAGGCGGGCCAGACACGGAAGCGGATCAGGCGGCGGCGCGGCTGGAGAGCTGCATGGCCAGATCGCGGGCCTTCGTTTCGAAGCGGGAAACCTCTTCCTGGGTGAAGTGCAGCAGCAGCGTTTCGCGCGGCATGCCTTCGCCATAGCGGCGCATGGTATCGGCCATGTCGCGAATGATCTTGTCGTCGGCTTTCTGGTTGGTCTTGTGCATGGTGACGTTCTCCGGGTTGGATGCGTCGCCATCATTATGCGGGAAATATCCCTTGTCAACGCCAATAAAGGGATATTTCCCGCATCGCGTATCTGACGAGGTCAGCCGGTATGCACGAATGATTCGTGCATTACCAAATTGCTCGCGCAATCAATGGTAATTTTTTGGAGTTATGAAACGTCCACTATCACGCGGATAACCCGGCCCACTACGGATGTTTCTTCCGTTACCGGCATGGCTTCATGATCGCGGTTCGATGAGAACGGGTGCAGCCGATCCGGGTTCGAAAGGAACTGCTTGAACGTCACTTCATCGCCCTGGCGGAACACATAATATTTCTTCGAAAGGAGTTCCCGACTGGTCGGATCAACGATGATGATTGAGCGATCCGGCGCGATCAAGTCCATGCTGTCGCCATGAACTTCAAGGGCAAAACAGTGGTCTGAGTGGTCGATATCTGTCGGAATTCGGCGAGCATCTTCAACGTCGCCATACGGAAAAGCGTCTGTGAAGCTACCAGCAGCAACCCATGAGATGACGGGAACTGTTTTCGCTTCAGGCGCTTCACCGTCCTCCCCAAATGCAAGCCATCCAGCCGTCACGCCGAGAACGCGAGCGACGGCTTCCAATGAATCTAGGCGGGGTTGCGGTGACTTCGGCCCGCGCCAGTCGCGAATCAGATCAGGCCCATAACCTGCGGCAATGGAAATCTTCCTCGCGGAAAGTTTCAGGGCTTTCCGGCGTTTTTCGATGCGCGACAAGATTGCAGCGGTAGCGGATTTTTCCATACGGGAATTATCCCTTGGCTGGTTTCTGACCGCGAGAGGGACATTTCCCTTGTCAATGAGGGAAATATCCCTCATGTTACCGACCATGAACACGTTGAACGCTCTCTTTGCTCTGGTGGATACCTACTGCGGCCATGTCGGCATCGCAGAAGCAACGCTATCCAGTCAGTTATTCAGTGATGGGAAGCGCTTGAAAGCGCTGCGGGCGGGCAAGGATGTAGGCGCGCGACGTTTGGAGCGCGCCATTCTGTGGCTGGATGAACATTGGCCGGATGGTTGTGAGTGGCCGGAAGGGGTGATGCGTCCGCTTACCGCCGAGCGGTTTGATGCCATGTTCGAGAACCTGGAAAGGGCAATTTCGGAATGACTGCAAACCTCGTTGCCGCGGCTCTCCTGTTGATCATTGCGTATTTCGTGTTCGCCATCGTGGGCGGCATGGTGCTTTTCGCTCTGCTGGCCCTGCGGCTTCGTCGCGGCACGCGCTCGCGGCGCATTCTGAGGTGCCGCTGATGGTGGCGCGTTTCCTGTTTCAGTTCCAGCCGGGCGCGGTCTCCTCCCTGCCGCCCGCTGTGCGCCGGGGTGCAACGGGGTCGGTTCGGTGTCAACCGATGCACTCCGGCGCTGTTCTCTTTTGCAGTTCATGCGGGCCTCCGTGATTTAGCGGACTCCCGCCCTTCATACGTTTTTCCACTTTTGGTTACGATTGGAAATTTCTCTGAAATTTCCAGTTGCGTTTCCGCACATCTGGAGTTTGGGCCATGAAGAAAGAAGACATCAAAAAGCAGCCGTGGTTTTTCGCGGTCAAGGGCGCGCAGCGCGATCTTATCAAGCGGGCGGGCGGTATTCAGCGCACGGCTATGGTGCTGGAGGTTTCACCCTCGCTTGTCGGCACATGGTTCAATCTTGAAGACGGTGCGCTGATGCCGCTTTGGGCCGTGATGGTGCTGGAAACCGATGTTGAGCGGGCCGTGGTTTCCCGCGCTGCTGCTGCCAATATCGGGGCTGACATGGTTTCGGGCGAGGGTGGCCTGTTGGTCGGCGGTTGCCTCGATACCGCAAAGGCCGGGCTTATGGTCGAGCTTTCGCACCTGACCATGGCCTTTGTCGATGCCGATGCGGACGGCACGCGCACGCCTGCGGAACTCCAGTCCATTCGCCGCGAGTTCGTCGATGTGAAGGACATGGCGGAAAAGGGCATTGCGGCCTGTGACGGCGCGCTTGCCAAGGCGGCGGCTGACCGCGACGGGGGTGCGTGATGGCTCCTCTTTCTTCCGAGCTTTTCGGGTTCGATTTTCGTCCGCTCATACCGGAAGCGCGGCGGCTGATGTGGGAACTGCGGGCGCGCGGTGGGCGGCTTTACCTTCGCCGCGACATGAGCCGCAATTATACGGCCCGGCTCGGCGCGCTTTTGCGCTGCCGTGGGTTTGTGCGGATGGCGGCGGGGGGCAGCAACAAGCGCCTGGAGCTGACCGACCGGGGCAATGCCTATCTCGACCGGCTTGCGAGGTGCGAGTGATGGGCGTTTTCGACAGCCTTCCGAAAGATGTTCGCTCGGCGCTGGCCGACAGCCATTCCGGGGTTTCTCCGCTGGTTGCTGCCCGCCTGTTGCGCCGGTTGCCGGTGGAGCGGGTTGTGACCGCGATTGCGATTGTGGACCGGCATTTGTGCGGGATTGGGGGTGTGGAATGACGGCGGTGGAGGTTATCGCCGCGCGGCCTTCCGTTGATGGGCCTTATCAGGTCATGCCGCCACTTTCCGACGAGGATTATGCCGCGCTGAAAGCGGACATTGCCGTCCGTGGCGTTCTGGTTCCTATCGAGTACGACGAAAAGGGCGCTGTTCTCGATGGTCATCACCGGGCCGCGATTTGCCAAGAACTCGGCATTACCGATCCGCCGCGCTTTATCCGCAAGGGGTTGAGCGAGGATGAAAAGCGGGCGCACGCCCTTTCGCTGAACGTCAACCGTCGCCAGCTTTCGCAGGCGGAAAAGAAAAAGGCCGTTCAGGCTTGGCTTAAGGCTTCGCCTGCCAAGTCGAGCCGGGCGATTGCCTCGGCGGTGGGTGTCGATCACAAGACCGTTTCGGCGGTGCGCAAGGACATGGCTTCAACTGGGGAAATTCCCCAGTTGGAAAAAACCGTGGGGCGCGATGGTCGGTCGCGTTCCATGCGGACAATGTTCATGCCGCCGACCCGCGATGTGCCGGAACTGAAAAAGGTGGCAAAGGCGATCCGCACGGAACAGATGCGGGTGAGCCGGGAAACGCGCGTGGGTCTGCTCGCTGCCATTTCCGCCCACGGGCGACGCGTGGCCGGTGAAATGCCGCGTGCGGCCTTCCCTGTGATTTATGCCGATCCGCCGTGGCAACAGGAAGCCTGGAGCGATGAAACGGGGCAGGACAAGGGCCTGAAATATCCGGCCATGTCGCTCGATGAAATCAAGGCGCTGTGCGCGGGCGACAAAAGTCCCGCGACGGCCTCGGCGGAATGCTTCCTTTGGGTGCCTGCGAACCGCGTGCATCACGGGATCGAAGTGCTTGAGGCATGGGGCTTTACCTATGTGACCTGCATGGTCTGGGACAAGGTTGACCCCGGCATGGGGCGGCATGTGCGCGATTGCCACGAGCTGCTTTTGATTGGCAAGCGCGGGCCGATCTCGATTGCGCCCGTGCCCGGCGAGAACCCGCCAAGCCTCTATTCCGAACGCAAGACCGAACACAGCCGCAAGCCGGTGTGGTTTGCCGAACAGATCGAACGGCAGTTCAAGGGCCTCAAGAAACTGGAGCTATTCAACCGGCGCGAAAGCCTTGCGGCTGGCGACGTGCGGCTGAATGGCGATTGGGAATTCTGGGGCTTTGAGGCCGCCGAGAACGGGAAAGAAGAGGTGGCCCATGGCTGAACCAATGCTGCGGGCCGATGTGCTGGCCCTTTTGAGCAACTGCCCGGTGTGTGGGTCTGCTAAGGCGGATTTCACGCGCTGGGGCACGGAAGAGAAATCGGCGCGTGTGCGGTTTGAATGCAGCGCTGTTTTTTCGACGTTTGGCGATGCTGAAATTGAGGTGAGCAACCGCGACCAATGCCCGGCCCCTAGCCGGGTGGCGGCGTCGGCGCTGGAGCGGGAATTTTCGCGGGGTGCGGCGTGATGTTTCGTGAAACCCTTCTCGCCGGTACGCTCCTGGCTGGCCTCTCCGCACCGAATGTCCCGCAGGGGGAACCGATCATTATCGACAGTTTCGCAGGCGGCGGCGGCGCTTCGACTGGGATCGAAATGGCGCTGGGCCGTTCGCCAGACATTGCCATCAACCACAATGCAGCGGCGTTGGCGCTGCATGCCGTCAATCATCCTGAGACGCTGCATCTTTCGGAAAACGTCTACAAGGTTGATCCGCTCGACTATCTGGCGGGAAAGCACATCGGGCTGGCGTGGTTCTCGCCGGATTGCAAGCATTTCTCGAAGGCCAAGGGCGGCAAACCCGTCGAGCGCAATATCCGCGACCTCTGCTGGATCATTCCCGGCTGGATCGAGCGTATCCAGAAATCCGGCGGCAAGGTCGATCTCGTCATCATGGAGAATGTCGAGGAGTTCAAGGATTACGGGCCGCTCAAGATGACGGAAAAGGGCCTGATGCCCGATCCTGAACGCAAGGGCGAAACCTATCAGAAATGGTGTCGCAAGCTGCGCAGTCTCGGCGCGAAGATCGAAAGCCGTGAACTGCGGGCCTGCGATTATGGTGCGGAGACGATCCGCAAGCGGCTTTTTGTCATCATGCGTTTCGATGGCAAAAAGATCGTCTGGCCGAAACCGACGCACGGCAAGCCGGACGATCCGGATGTGATCGCGGGCCGCAAGCTGCCCTATGAATGGTGTGCCAATTCTATCGACTGGTCCATTCCGTGCCCGTCGATCTTCGACAGTGCTGACGAAATTTTCGCCAAGTGGGGGCTGCGGGCGCTACGGCCTTTGGCTGACAACACCATGCATCGCATTGCGCGCGGCTTCGACCGTTATGTGCTGCGGGCGGATAGGCCGTTCCTCGTCAACCTGACACATGGCGGGCGGATCGAGCCGCTGGATTGCCCGATCAATACGATTACCGGCGCGCATCGCGGGGAAAAGGCATTGGTTTCGCCCCATCTTTCCGCGTTCTATGGTCCGGGGCAGGGTGGTCAAACGCGGGCGGCACCCATTGATGAACCTGTGCGGGTCATCACGACAGAGAACAGGCATGGATTGATTGCTCCCGTTCTGACCGCCGCGCAGCATGGCGGTTCGTGCCGCGCTGCTGACGGGCCGCTTCATACGGTCACGGCCAGCCGAAAGGATCAGAACTCTGTTTTCTTTGCGCATATGGCGCAACAGAACAACGATTCCCGGCGTGAGGGTGGTGTTAATCCGGGGCGGGAAGTGACCGCGCCGCTTTCGACTATCACGCAAACCGGTTCCCATCAAAGCGTTGTCTCGGCCTATATCGCCCGGCAGTTTGGCACGGGGACTGGCCACGCGCTGGATGGACCGGGCCGGACAGTGATGGCGGATGGCGGCGGCAAGTCGCAGCTCGTGACGCCTTATCTCCAGTCATACTATGGCACGGGCGATGGATCGCGTGAGGATGAGCCGGGACGGACGCTGACGACGCGTGATCGCTTCGGCCACATCGAGGCGACGATTGACGTTCCGCCCTTCACGGCGGCGCAGGAAGAGCGGGCGCGTGCCGTGGCTGCGTTCCTTCGGTCTTACGGCTTCTGGGATGATCGCGAGTTTGTGACGTTGGAAGTCAACGGCGTGACCTTTGTCGTGGTCGATATCGGCATGCGGATGCTCACGCCGCGTGAGCTTTACAGCATGCAGGGCTTTCCGCGCGATTACCGCATTGATGGGCATTACGACCATTCCTGCACTGGCCCGGATGGTGGGCCGGTGTGGGTTCCCTTCTCGAAATCGGTTCAGGTTTCCTGCGTTGGCAACAGCGTTTCGCCACCGGTTGCGCGGGCGCTTGTGGCGGCGAATGCTGGCCATCTGGCGCGGGATGAAAGGCGGGCGGCATGAGCGGATTTCTCCCAACCGTCGATATTCTTGCAGACTTTGACCGGGATCAGGACCGGGCGCTTTGGCTTCTCGATGCCTCTGACGGGATGATTGCGCGCGATTACTCGGCCATTCGGGCAGTTCTGCTGTCGGCACGTTTTCGGCTTGGTCTTGACTGTCTCGACGTGCGTCATTCCGCACTGAATGCCGTTCGGGATGATCGCGGCGAATTGAAGTCGCATCATATTGAACTCCTTGAGGAATGCCGGGCAATGCTGCGGCAGAAGGCCTATGTTCCGGAACGGGATGGTAGCGAATGAAAAAGCCGGTTTCCCGCGTGTGGAAATGGCGGCGTGCGGTTGCCAATTCCGCGTTTTCAGCTTCGACAAAGCACGTCCTTTCAAAGCTGAGCTATTTTATGGATGAGGATGGCGATTCCTGCTTTCCATCCATCAAAGACCTTTGCGAAGCCACGTCGCTTTCCAAGAACACAGTTCGTCATCATCTGGAGCTTGCAGCGGCGGCGGGATGGGTTTCCGTCCTGCCCATCGGCTCGGCTGGTCTGCACGGGCAAAAATGGCGGCGCAAATCCTATTATGCGCGCTGGCCCGACGAACAATCTCACGCTTATCCCCTCGAAACGACGGAGGCCGAAACCATGGTCGAAGGTGGGTCAATTGACAGTGCAAAGGTGGGTCAGCCATTGACCCAAGATAATACCACTCCAAGAATCTCTCCATCTGCGCGCGCAGGCGTGCGCGAGATTGCCGAACCGGACAGGCGGAAAATCGACGGCCAGTTTCGCAAGTGGGCCGCGCTGTGGCCGCGAAGATCACGGAAGAAAGACGGCATTGCGGCTTTGCGGCTGTGGCGGGGCCTGACGGATGCGCAGCGCGAGGCAGCGCTTGTGCTGACGCCTAGATACTTGCGGACGGTGCGAGACAAGACCAAACTTTGCGGGCCTGAAACGGCGCTGAGGCGGCGGATTTGGGAAAGCGACGGCGTGCAGGTGAAGGCGGCGTTTAAGGGGCCGCTCTGGATGGCCTGCTATTTCTGGCGATTGCTGCAACCGGCTGTCAGCGCCGTGACCTTTACCGGCCTTGAGGAAAAGATGATTGCGGACGGGTCGCGGACCCGCGAACAGCTTGTGCGCGAGAAGCGCCGCAAGTTCGGGTGGCCTGCCGCCAATCGCATGGTTTCGTTGTGGCATGAAAAACGTTCGTTCTTCTGCCCTGCCCATGTCGAGCCGCTTGGCGATCTCTTCGTCTGGGTGGCGACCGAAAGCCTGCTTTTCGCAGCATGGGCGCGGCTTGCGGAAGCGCGGGACTGGCCGCTTCCATCGCCTATCGGGAAAGGGCTGTTTTTCCCGCGTGTCGCCAGTCTGGACGGCGATCTTGATGAGGCCGTGGCGGCAGCTCTTGCCGCTTTCGAAGTGCAGGCAGCGGGGGTTTTCCATGAACGGACGTAATGGGCGGATGATGGCGGATGCGGAGCGGCGTGCGCGGATGGGGCTTGTGGGGATGGCGTGCAAGGATGTTCCGGGCTTCGAAAAAATGGCCCGCTGGATTGTTGCCGTCTGCCGTCCGGGCACGGAAGCCCGCATTTATGACGATCTTTCAGCGCTGGGGATTGAGTGCTGGTGCCCGATGGAAAAGAAGCGGCGACCACCTCGGCGCGGGCTTAAGGCGCAAGTTATCCACACGCCTCTATTTCGCGGTTATCTGTTTGTGCGGGTTATCCCGACGAATGAAGCCTTCGTTGGACTGCTGTCAGCGTCTCGCCTTTCGGGGCTGATGGGCCATGACGGCGTGCCCACGCTCATGCCTGAAAGGATCATGGAACGGTTGCGGCTGAGCGTGGCGAAACGGCTGAAAGATCAAGGCGATGATGACGGTTCATGGTGGCGTGACTGCCATGTGACTGTGACGCACGGGCCGTTCGCTTCGTTCAAGGCTGTGGTGCGCGCGCTGGTCGGCAAGGGCGACAAGGTGAAGGTTGACGTTGAGATATTCGGTCGGGCAACGCCCGTCGAGCTGGATATTGACTCAATCCGCATTGGGAAGTAACGAATCGGACATTGAGAGCGGCATATCGATTCTTTGCCGCATAATGGGTTGACCGGGGCGCTTGATGCCCGATGTGGATTGTTCTCCCCCGGCCCCGCCTTGCGCTCCCAGAACCACGGGAAAGCGTTTCAAGGCCAGTGCGCAAGCTATGCCTAGATGATTGATGAGCCGGCCAGATGGTCGGCTTTTTTCGTTTAAAGAGTATGGGGAAATTTGATCGACGGTCGGAAGAGGCGCGCGCCTGGCGTGGCTGGTATGGCCTCGCCCGATGGAAGGCCATCCGCAAGCACCAACTCGCCATTGAGCCGCTGTGCCGTTACTGCCGCTTGCAAGGCAAGATCGAAGTGGCGGAAGTGTGCGACCACGTTGAGCGGCATAACGGCGATCCAGACAAGTTTTGGAACGGGCCTTTCCAAAGCCTTTGCAAACCACACCACGACGCGACGAAGCAGGCGGAAGAACTTCGCGGCTTCTCGACGGCGGTTGGCGAAGACGGTTGGCCCATCGATCCATCGCACCCCGCGAACCGCTGAACCGATGCCTCGGCCATCCGCCCTCCTCCCCATGGGGGGGTGGGTTCGATCTCTAGACCCATCCACCTCGCGCACCGGCGTCTGTCATTTCTGTGTGGAATTGGGAAATTAGAGACAAAAAGCCACATGATTAGAGGTATTTAGCTATGAAAGGGCGGAAACCTTCGAGTGAAAACGTTGTTCCGCTCAAGCCGGAAGACGGTGGCGGATCGAATTTTGAGGCGCGGGCGCTGGCCCGTTCTGTCGAGCTTCGGCCCGATGACATGCCGTTTACCGTTCGGGCGATCTGGGATCGCCTTGCGCCGGCGCTCTGTGATCCACGGAAAAACAGGCTGAACGATACGAACGTTTATATGTTCGAACTGCTTTGCCACACCATCGACCGACACGAACGGTTGCGCCTCGATGTGCGCGAGGGTGGCGAAACCTACGAGACAATGACCCGCAACGGGAAGCAGCTCAAGAGCAGGCCGGAAGTGAGCCAACTTAACGAGACATGGCGGCAGATCAGGGCGCTTGCAAGCGACTTCGGAATGACGCCATCCGCCGAACGTGGTTTGCAGGGGGGCGGCCAGCTTGGATTCGATTTTGCCGATGGCGACGGCTTCGACTGATGTTGAAGTGCCGGCCAGCGATTACGATTCGGACCCGGTGACAGCCTGGGCGGCGGATGTGGTTCGGGGCGACATTGTTGCTGGGCCGCATGTCCGCAATGCCTGCCGTCGCCATCTTCTCGACCTTCGCGACGGTCCAGCGCGTGGCCTGGTCTTCGATCTGGCGGAAGCGAAAAAGCGCATCGACTGGTTTGAGACAAAGCTGTTTCTGAACGGCGGGCAGTTTCAGGGGGTGCCGTTTCAGCTTCATCCAAGTCAAAAGTTTCGCATCGGATCACTGTTCGGGTGGAAGTGGGCGGAAACTGGCCTTCGTCGGTTCCGGCGCTTCTATGATGAAGAGGGCAAGGGTAACGGAAAGTCGCCGCTGCTGGGCGGTATCGGCCTCATGATGATGGTCGCGGATGGTGAGCCGGGGGCTGAAATCTATGCCGCCGCTGCCAAAAAGGAACAGGCGCAAGTCCTGTTTAGCGATGCGGTGTCGATGGTCGATCAGTCGCCGCAGCTCTCCTCTCGCATTTCTCAATCCGGCAAGAACCCGGTATGGCAGTTGACCTATCGCAGCCGGAAGAATCGTACCGACAAGCGGATTTTCAAGCCGATCTCGTCGGACAAGGCGCAGTCTGGCCCTCGGCCACACGGTGCACTGTGCGATGAGGTTCATGAACACCCGAACCGCGACACCATCGACATGCTGGAACGCGGCTTCAAGTTTCGTGAGCAGCCGTTACTTGTCATGGCAACAAACTCCGGTTCCGACAGGCAGTCTGTCTGCTGGGAAGAGCATAAGCATGCAATCGAGGTTGCGGCGGGGATCAAGCAGGATGATACGACGTTCGCTTTTGTCTGCTCACTCGATGATGGCGACGATTGGGAAAACGATCCGTCTTGTTGGGTGAAGGCGAACCCGCTTTTAGGTGTCACGGTAACGCATAAGTATCTTAAAGGCGTTGTCGATCAGGCTCGCTTGATGCCGGGAAAGCGCAACGGCATTGCACGTTTGCACTTTTGCGAATGGACGCAATCGGTTCGGGCGGCGATCAAGCGCGAAAAGTGGACGGCCTGCCAGTCTAAAATCGATCTGGATGCGCTGCTTTCCTCTGGCGTCGGCTGTTACGGTGGCCTTGACCTGTCACGCACCCGCGATTTCACGGCCTTCACGCTGACATGGGTTCTCGACCGGACAAAGGATGCTGAGCGTCTGGCGTCAAAAACATGGTTCTGGACTCCTGCCGATACGCTGCTGGAGCGCGCAAAAACGGACCAAGCGCCCTATGATCTTTGGCGCGATGCCGGTCACATCGAGGCGGTGCCCGGCGAACGGCTGCGATATTCATGGCTTGCCGATGCCATTGCATCGATCTGCGCCAAATATGCGCCGCTTGAAATCGGTTGTGACCAATACGGACTTGAGCAGTTGCAAGAGCATTTGCCCGATTCCGACATTTCGTCACGGATGACGATCCATCCGCAGGGCTTCCAGAAACGTGTGATCGACAAGCTTCCTGACGCGCCGGAAGGCGAACAGGAAATCTATCTGTGGATGCCTCACAGCATCAACATGCTCGAAAACGCGATCTACGAAGAGCGGTTGCAGATCCTGAACAATCCGATGCTTGATCACTGCGCGGCCAGCGTTGTCTACGCTGAAAACCGCACCGGCCATCGCATGTTCGACAAGGAAAACGCCTTCGGGCGCATCGACGGCATGGTGTCACAGGCCATGTCGGTGGGCATTGCCCTTTGCCGCGAGCGGGTGCGGATCGCGTCGCCCTGGGATGACCCAAACTTTTCAATGGGTGGATAATGGCTTCCAAAGCAAAAACGCGGGAAACGCGCTCGGCCTCCCTTGAGAGCGAGCGGGTTCCGGTTTCCGCTGAGAACTTCCTTCAGTTTTTCGGGGTTGGCGGCGGAAGTCTTCCGTCTGTCACGCCGGAATCTGCCCTTCGCGTTCCTGCCGTGCAAGCGGCTGTCTTGTTTCTGAGCCGAACGCTGGCAAGTCTGCCGCTGCATGCCTATGCCACGCGGAAGGGAAGCCCTGTCCGCATGAAGGGTAAAACGGCGCAGACAATCGAGAAGTATCCCAATGACGAAATGGATACATCGAAGTTTCGTCGCTACTTCTGGGAACAGGTGTTTACCGGCGGGCGCGGCCTGGCGTGGATCGAGCGGGGCGGCTCTGATGTTGTCGGCCTTTGGCCTATTGATCCCGGTTCCTGTTCGGTTCGGCGGCGTGGTGGCCGGCTCTTCTATTCGTGGGAAGGCCGTGAATATCCGTCTTCGGATGTGATCGACATTCCATTCATGCTGAAACGCAACATGGTTCAGCATCGTGGCCCTATCGCCATGGCGGAAAAGGCCATCCAGCTTTCGCTGGCGATGAATGACTATGCGTCGAATTTCTTTGCCGGCGGTGGCGTTCCACCGCTGGCGCTGGAAGGGCCGCTTCCTGTTGGCGGCGAGGCGATGAAGCGGGCGCGCGATGACGTCAAGCGTTCGATCGATGCGGCGCGTGACGATAACTTGCCATTGATCCAGCTTCCACCGGGCTACAAGCTTTCCCAGATCGGCTATGACCCTGCCAAGGGTCAGATGACGGAAGCGCGGCTGTATCAAGTTCAGGAAATCGCACGCGCCTACCAGATTCCGCCGAACTTCCTGCAAGACCTGTCGCGGGCGACGTTCTCCAACGTCGAGCAAAATGACCTTTACCTGGTCAAGCACCTCATTTCGCAATGGGCCACGGCCTTCGAAGGCGAAATGAGCCTGAAAGTGTTCGGGCGCTTCGATGCTGGCCGGTATGTCAGCCACAATCTCGACGGGTTGATGCGCGGCGACTTCCTAAGCCGAATTCAAGGTCTTGCTGCCGGTATCAACGCCGCACTTCTGACGCCCAACGAAGGCCGCGAAATCGAAGGCCGGGCGCGCAATGACGATCCTGCGGCGGATCGCCTGCACATGCAAAGCGGTACGCAGCCGATTGGCACGCATGCTGCTCCCATCGGCCATAATGGCGGGCCCCCTCTCACAGACGAAAGTGGTTCAAGCGATGCCGAACAGGTCTGAAAAGCAAATTCGTTCGCTCGTTCGCAAGGTCGAGACGCGGGCGGATGGCGAGCGCATGACGGTGGCTGGGTATGCCGCCATCTTCGGTGAAGTTGCCGATATTGCCGGAATTTACCGGGAAGTCATTGCGCGCGGTGCGTTCTCGCGGTCCCTGCGCACGGATGATGTGCTGGCGCTTTTCGGCCATGACTCGGGGCGGCTTCTGGGGCGCACAACTTCCGGCACGCTGCGACTGGCGGAAGACGCGAAGGGGCTGTCCGTTGAAATCGACCTGCCCGACACGACGGACGGACGCGACGTGCTGACATTGATCGCGCGCGGCGACATTTCCGGGATGTCGTTCGGTTTCAACATCGTCCACGAGGAATGGGATTTCTCGGTGGAGCCGCCGCTTCGAACAATCATCGACGTTGATCTTGTTGAGGTTTCCGTCGTTTCCGCTCCCGCCTATGCGGGCACATCGATTGCCCTGCGGTCGCTCGAAAGCGCCCGCGCGGAAATCGAGCATCGCCACTTTGTGCCCGCCATAAGGCTGCGCATGAAGGTGGGTCTTGACCTCGCGCTGCGCAAATAACGCTGCGCTTTTCACACTCAAAAATTGGAGATTGTTGCATGTCCCAGAAACTGCGGGAACTGCGGGAAAAACAGATGCGTCTGGTTACAGAAGCGCGTGAGCGTCTGGACGGTATCGCCGCCACGACCGACGAAACGCGCGCCAAGGAGCTTGAGGCCGCACATGATGCGGCCATGGCTGAGCATGACCGACTGCAAGCCCTTATCGAGCGGGAAGAAAATCTGATCGAACTCGAAAAGAGGCAGGAAGAACAGCGCGCGAAACAGCGTCCGCTGCGCGATACGCCGGCGGCTCCCGGTGTCGATGATCCGACCGGCGGCAGCATCGAATACCGCTCGGTTTTCGCCAAGGTCGTTTGCGGCGTTTCGCCGAATGACCTTTCGGCGGAAGAACGGGCGGTTCTGCGTAGCGGTGCGGCCAAGTTCGAAACGCGCACCCAGATGGCAAGCGTTGCCGCAGCCGGCGGCTACACCGTGCCGACCGAACTTGCCAACCAGATCATCATTGCGATGAAGATGTGGGGGCCGATGTACGACGAAAACATCTGCACGGTGCTTTCGACGGCTTCGGGCAATCCGATGACGGTTCCTACCGTCGATGATACCGGTGAAGAGGCCGCCAGCCACGCGGAAGGCGATGACCTTCTGAACGATGGCAGCGGTGACGTGGAATTCGGCCAGAAGCTTCTGGCGGCCTATTCCTTCGCTACGCCCTTCATCAAGTGGTCGTTCGAACTCGACGCTGACTCCATTTTCAACATGGAATCGCTGCTGGGCCAGCTTATCGGGGAACGCCTTGGCCGCATCGCCAACCGCCGCCTGACCGTTGGCAGTGGCGTTGATACGCCGAACGGTGTTGCCACGGCTGCGGGCCTCGGCGTGACGACGGCAGCGCAGGCGGCTTTCACCTGGGAAAACATCATCGAGCTGGAACATTCCGTCGATCCGGCTTACCGCGCCTCGCCGCGCTGCATGTACATGCTGCATGACAACACGGTTGCGGTGGCCCGCAAGCTGAAGGACGGCGACGGGAATTTCCTTTGGCAGAAGGGCGATGTGATCAACGGCAAGCCGGACACGATCAACGGGCGGCGCTACGCCATCAACCAGCACATGGACACGATTGCCGCCAACAAGCGCATCATGCTGTTCGGTGATTTCTCCAAGTATTTCGTCCGCAAGGTCGGTGCGCCCGTCGTCGGCGTGCTGCGGGAACGCTTCTGGCCGCAGGTCGGCATTGCCGGCTTGATCCGCTTCGATGGCGAAATCGGTGACGCCAACGCGATCAAGGCCATGAAAACCGCCGCCTGATTTCCGGCCTGATGAGCATGGCCGGCGCTTGTGCGCCGGTCCCTTTCCAATGGGGCTTTAAACTCATGAAAATCAAAATGCTTACCAGCATGGCCGGCGCAACGTTTTCGCTTGTTGCCGGTGAGGTGACTGAACGTTTTTCCGAAGGGGAAGCCGATCGCCTGATTGAAGCCAAACTGGCTGAGCCGTTCAAGGCTGCTGCCTCGGTTGAGGCGCTGGACAATCTGGAAACCGGTCGCATCGAACTGGCTGAGCGCGTCGAAATGCTTGGCACGGCGGTCGATGGCGTCGGTGATGATGTTTCCGATCTGCGCATAAAGGTGGATGCTCTTGAAAAGGCTCTTGCCGCTGCCAATGACGAGATTTCCGGTCTGCGCGCCAAGGCTGAAGAGTCCTCGGCACTCAAGGACGTGATGAAGGCTCTGACGGATCAGGTTGCCGTGATCGCGGCGGGCGGTTCTATTGGCAAGTTCGAGGCTATCGCTACCACGGAAGATGAAGCCGTTAACGCTTCCGCAAAGGCCAGCAAAAAGGCGGCGTCCTGATGTGGTACGCGGCGACGGCTGTTCCTGTTGACGGTTCGGCCTTGCCCGTTGCTCTTTCGGTCGCCAAGTCGCGGCTTCGGATCGATTTCGAAGACGATGATGCTGTGCTTTCCAGCATGATCGAAGAGGCAACAGCGCATGTCGAGCGCTATTGCAATATCCGTTTGCGGCGGCAGGTTCTGACGTGCCGCTGCAATAGTTTTGCAGACTTTGTTCGCCTTCCAGATGGCCCGCTTTCTGCCGGTGCTATTCAGTCGATTAGCTATTTCGACACGTCGGGCGATGATCAGACGCTTGACCCTGCGCGCTACAGCCTGCGGGTCAACGGTCTGGAGAGTGCCATTGTTCCGGTGCATGGAACGGCCTTCCCGCGTAGCAAGTTCGGTGAGCTGATTACCGTCACCATGCTGGCCGGTTATGAGGTGCTTCCCGCCGATCTGCGGGACGCCATCCTGTTGCGTGTCGTCACCCGCTACCGGAACCCTGAAAACTTGGCGGTTGATGGCTGGTCGGAAATGGATTCGATGCTGGTCAATTTCCGGCGGGGTGCATGACATGGCAAAACGCGAACGAAGTGCCGGTGACCTGCGCGAGCGTGTTGCCTTTGATGCGCCGATTGTGTCCGACGACGGGTATGGCGGCACAGAAAATGGATGGCAGGAACAGTATTCCTGCCGTGCAGCTTTTATCTACGCGGGCGGAAGCGAGGCAGTTGTAGCGGCAAGGCTGCAAGGCCGCGAAAGCTACAAGGTTGCCATCCGGTCTTGTGCTGCGGCTCGCGCTATCAAGACGGATTGGCGAATGCGCAACGCGCGCGATGCTGCCGGTGTCTTTGCAATCCTCTCCGTCGATGCCTTGGCCGATCCGGCTTGGGTCTATCTCATCGTGCAAACCGGCGTTCCGGCGTGAGGTGAACCATGGCGTGGGTCAAATTCACGGAAGATTTCGATTGGTGGCCGTCGCCGCAGGTGACGATTGCCTATAAGGCCGGAATGACGCTCAACGTCACGCGGCGATGCGCTGAGAGTGCAAAGGCAAAGGGCAAGGCCGTTTCATGCGCCAGCCCACGGAAGGCCTTGTCTGTCGATGGAAAGGCTGCGCCATGAAGTCGAAAGTGATTGGTCTTGAGCGGCTGAAGCGCAGGCTTTCCCGCATTCCGGAGGCTGTCAAAAAGCGTGCGCAGGCCGATCTCATGCTTGCGGGACGCGAGGTCAACATGCTCCAGCGTGCGCTTTGCCCTGTCGATAGCGGCAGGCTGCGGGAAACAATCCGCACGGAAGCGCTGGAAGACGGAACGATTGGCGTTGAAATCAAGGCCGGTGGGCCTCTGACAACGAAGGCCGTCCGCAAGTCTGAAAAGGGCAATGCGGGCGACTACGACTATGCCCTAGGCGTCGAGCTTGGCACGTCAGACACCGCCCCGGAGCCGTTTTTCTGGCCGGGATACAAGGCCAAGAAAGGTGCGGTGCGCAAGCGTGTAAGGGCAGGTGTCCGGCGGGCGCTCAAGCAGGCGACGGGGGCAAAATGACAAGTCCCAATCTGGCATTACAGAAAGCGCTTGTGGCTACCTTTCGCGCGCTCGATACGGCGGCGGAAGATCGGTTTTACAGCAAAATTCCGGATAATGCGGCCTATCCCTATGGGCAGGTATGGGAAGGGTACGAAGTACCCATTGATGAAGACTGTTCCGACCGGACAGAAAGCACCTTGCAGGTGGATATCTGGGCGGATGCACAGGCCTACATCAAGGCCAAGGAAACCGCGAAAGCGATCCGCGATTTCCTGCATGAAAATGACGCGGCCTTGACGGTTGACGGTCATGTCGTCGACCGCATCCGCGTCGAAACGATCAATTACACGGCAGGTCCGCCGCACTATCGCGCGCGGCTTTCCATCGTGGTCGAAACGCAGCCGGCGTAAACGGCAAATCTCCAAAAAGAGGAAGCGACAATGCCTGTTACGAAACAGATGCTTATCCAGTTTTCGGATGGGGAAGAGCCCGCGACCTGGTCGCACAACTGCACCATCAATTCGTCGCGCGATTTCACGATTGAGGCGACGACGAATGATGGGTCTGCACCTGACTGCGCCAATCCGGAAAAGCCGAACTGGGTCCTGCGTTCGGTCGATACGCTTTCGGCCGGCATCAACGGGGCCGGTACGATGGACCCGGTGTCCTACGGTGTCCTGCGCGAAAAGATGTTGGCCGGCGAGTCGTTTCCGGTGCGCGTCAATCTCGCTGGCCTGACTGCTGTACTGGGTGGCGGCTACTTCGCGGGCAATTACGTCATGACTTCGCTCGGTATTGCCAAGGAAGGCAAGGGCTATGTCACCGCTACCGTCGCACTTCAGAGTGACGGTGAAGTGACGTGGGTGCCGGCGGCGTAATGTCCAAGTTCATCGAACTTCCGTTTGGCGGGGTGAAGCGCAAGTTTCGCCTCGCGATTGGCGAGCTGCGCGAATTGCAGGACGCCTGCAAGGCGGGGCCGGCCACCATTCTGGCCCGCCTCATGTCTTTCCAGCCGCAGGCCGAATTCTTGCGGCGTCCACGCCCGACCGATTTCGAGCTTGGCGAGGCCGATCCTGATTACCAGTCTGCGCTTAACCTGTTTGCGCTCGTGCGGCAGATCGGCGGGGACTGGCGCGTTGATGAGGTGCGCGAGGTCATACGCCTCGGCCTCATCGGCGGCGGCATGCCGCAGGCGGAAGCCTACTTCCATCTGATGAAGGTAGTCGATGAGGGCGGCGACTGGAAACCGCATATCGCTGTTGCAGCACAGGTGCTTTGGCATGCGCTCAACGGCGACGAGGAAGAACCGTCAAAAAAAGACGAAGCCGGGAAGATGACGGAGACAGCGACGGGCGGCTAGTCTTTTCGGCTATTTATGGCTGGGGCGCAGCCATGGGCTTCGCCCCGGTCATTGTCGATGCCATGTCGCTGTTCGAGTTTTCGGCCTGTCAGGATGGCTGGAGGAAAGCGAACGGCGCAGAGGAGGAGGCAGAGCCGCCAAGCTGGGAAGAGCACCTTGCTATGGTGCGGAAGGTGAAGGGTGGCGCTGGTTAAAGCCCCATTCTTCGCTTTGCTGCCCTCTGATCCCTCACGCACTGTTCGACACCCTCCCAATAATCTCCAAATGCCTTTCGGCAAAAACTGACTATTGGGTCAGCGATAACTGCGCTGCCATTGATGGTAGTATTCTTCTGCTCAAAAACAGTCCTTATCCCGCTCTTCTGAAGATTGGCGCATGCAATCGCTGATTTGGCGCTTTTTTCTTCTGAGCAGATGCGAAGTGAATTTATCTTCCATTGTTTCGCATATTGATCAGCAAGGCCCGGTTGGCTTTCAGGGAGCAAATCAGATTTTCTGAAACCAGCCTCGTTGATTTCTAGGAAGCAATTAAGAGCGCCTGCCACTGTAGGCATTTTTTCGCATATTTTCGCTAGGCGCTCGGCATCATATTGGATGCAGCATCGGCCTTTCTTGGGAAAAATCCTTGCGCACTCAGTGCTTTCTTGTCGTCCATGAAGGATGGCTTCGCAGGTTGCTACCTGGTCTTCAGTTGATGGCGTTTGTGCATCGGATGTCTGCGTAGAAAGTACCGCCCATGCTGCTACCCATAGAATCGTCAATCGCCTTGTAGCCATCCAAGTCACCCCGCTTCATCTGGAAGCCTACTATCAGGATACCCGTAAAAATGGCAACCATTGATGAACTGCGCACTGTCATGCGCATGGAACTTGGGTCGTACAACAAGGATCTGCAAAAGCTCTATGGGGCCAATGCCGCCGCAGCGCGAAAGGTTGAGGCATCGTGGATGGCTACGAATGCCGGCCTCAATCGCCTTGGTGCCAGCATGGCCCGTAATATCACAGCGCCACTGGCAGGCATTGGTGCCGCGCTTGCAACGCGTGAGGTGCTGGCCTATGCGGATGCCTGGACAAGCGCGAAAAATAGCCTAGCTGTCGCTGGCGTCACCGGGAAACAGCAGGCTGCCGTTCTCGATCAGCTTTACCAGTCTGCGCAACGCAATGCCGCGCCGATTGGCGCGATGGCCGATCTGTTTGGCAAAGCTGCGCAGGCATCCGACAATCTCGGCGCCAGTCAGTCAGACCTGCTGAAATTCTCGGATGGTGTCGGTATTGCGCTGCGCGTAGCGGGCGCATCGGCTGAATCCGCCAGTGGTGCGCTGACGCAGCTCGGGCAGCTTCTGGGTTCTGCCCGCGTACAGGCTGAAGAGTTCAATTCTGTCAATGAAGGCGCACGACCGATCCTGATCGCCGTTGCGAACGGGCTGGACGAGGCAGGCGGTTCCGTCAACAAGCTCAAGCAGCTTGTAAATGACGGGAAGGTTTCCGGACAGCAGTTCTTTCAGGCGTTTCTCAAGGGTATGCCCGCTGTTGCAGCCATGGCGGCTGGTTCAACACAGACCATTGATCAAGGGATCACGAAAGTCCGCAATGCGCTGACCAAATATATCGGTGAGACGGATTCCAGCCTTGGTGCGTCGCAGCGCCTGGTGGCTGGCCTTAATGCTCTAGCAGACAATTTTGATCAGGTTGCCGACGCTACCTTGCTATTTGCCGGCCTGCTTGCCGGCGGCATGCTTGGCCGGTCCTTGACGGGCATGATTACCCAACTTGGCCTCGGCGCGAAGGGTGTTCTCGATCTGATCGCCGCCTTCAGGAAGGTTAAGTCGGTTGGTCTCGTGCAAGCTTTTGGTGGTCTTGGCGCGGCCCTTGGTCCGGTTGGCGCTTTGCTCGGCACGGCTGCTGCTGGTGCTGCAATGTATTTCGGGCAGCAGGCCGTCGACGCGTCAGAGCGTACCGCGCGTCTGCGGGGCGAAATGGACGAACTTGGGATTTCATCCGGAACGTTGTCTTCGACGATCGACAAAACGTCGGAATCCATCAAAAAGCTGGCTGCTGATGAAGTGCGCGCCAAGTTGAAGGAAATCAATGACGAACTGGACCACATGCAGGAAAGGTCCTGGGGAAGTATCTTCGGCGGGACGAGTAGCCTCGGTGATGTGAAGTCGGCGCTTTCCGCAATCAATGGTCCGCGCAGCTCGGCAAAGTCATCGACAAAGCAGGCCGCCAGTGAACTCACTGACCTGATTGCGCAAGCCGAGGCTGGAAAGATATCTCTCGAAGAGATTGGAAATCGTCTGGACGAAATATCCAAGATCGACGCTTCGGGAGGGATGGACAAATACCTCAAGCTTCTTCGGGAAATCCTCCCGCAAATGCGAGACCTGAAGCGCTACGCGGAAGATATCCAGAAAGCAGGGGCGGTGGGTCCGTCCACAAACCCAATGGACCGCTTTGCGACGACGCGCACGGATGCGGCCAAGACGCAGCGGGACATACAGACCTTTCTCGACAAGGAAACGGCTGACGCCCGAAAGTCGGAAGCGCAAAAGAAGATTGACACTGAAACGGCTGCGGTCATGGAGCGTGCGCAAAAGGCCGGCACTGCGCTAAGTGAGGCGGCGGCGAGGCTTCAGGCCATCGCAAACATAAATGATCGGGAAGTAGCGCAGGCGAATTCCGCCTCGGTGGGTAGCGCGTCTGACCTCATCAAGCAATATGAAGGCTTCAGGGCCAAGCCATATTGGGATGTGAATGCGTACCGCGTCGGCTATGGCTCGGATACGGTCACGCTCGATGACGGGTCTGTCCAGAAGGTCACGCAGGGCATTACCGTCTCTGTTGCTGACGCAAACCGCGATCTGGCGCGGCGGGTTAGTGAGTTTCAGGCTGGTGTCCGTTCGAAAATCGGCGGCAGCACCTTTGACAGCATGTCGACCAATCAACAGGCCGTCCTGACTTCCATCGCTTACAATTACGGTTCGCTCCCTGACAGGATTGTTGCGGCGATCAAGAGCGGCAGTCAGGAGCAGGTCTACGCCGCGATCAAGGGTCTTGGTGGGGATAATGGCGGGATAAACCGGGTTCGCCGGAACAGTGAAGCTGCGCTTTACATTTCCGACGCGCCGCCGGCTGCGCAGGCCGGTGTTGATGTGCAGGCCGATCTTGATCAGCGCGGCCAGCGCATTGCCATGATGAAAGCGGAAACGGAAGCGCTTTCCGGCCTCAATCCTCTGGTCAATGATTACGGCTACGCCGCTGCCTTCGCCTCCGAAAAGCAGGACATTCTGAACGCTGTCCAGCAAGCCGGAATCGTCGTCACGCCGGAACTTGCGGCCAAGATCGATGAACTTGCGGCAGGCTATGCGAATGCGGAAGTCGAGCGGGCCAAGCTGACGGAAGGGCAGGACAAGCTTGTCAATTCCGTTGCTGACTTCAAGAACTCGGCCAAGGATATCACGTCCGGGTTTATTTCTGACCTGCGAAGCGGGAAATCGGCGGCGGAAGCTTTGTCGAACGCACTCGGAAAGATTGGCGACAAGATGCTGGATATGAGCCTCAATTCGCTTTTCGGGGTCGGCACGTCAGGGGGTGGAATTCTTTCTGCCTTCGGTGGCTTGTTCGGCCTCAAGTTTTCCGGGGGCGGCTATACGGGCGACGGCGGGAAATATGCGCCTGCCGGTGTCGTGCACAAGGGCGAATATGTCTTCGATCAGGCATCCGTGAAAGCTGCCGGTGGGCCTTCGGCTCTCGATGCCGTGCGGAAAAACCTGAAAGGGTTTTCATCCGGCGGCTATGTAACCGGCGCGTCTATCCCGCAAATCCCGTTGCGCAGCCTGCGCGAAATCCCGACACCTGCCAGCCGCAGCGCCGGACAGGCGGTCGATGTGACCGTGGGTGTTTCCGCTGACAATAACGGCAATCTCATGCCGTTCGTTGAAAGCGTATCGCAGCGGCAGGCCAGAAACACTGTCGGTCAGTATGACGTTGTTCTGACGAACAGCTTCTACAACCGCATGAATGAAGCATCGGAACGCGGCAGATGACGGTATTGCTCGAATACCCATTGCGGGTTCTGACGCCTTCAAATGTGGGCGTTGTGCCGCTTTACCGCAATCGATCGCCGCATGACGCCACCAACGGCATGCGGCGATCGCTCGGGTTTTCCGGGGCGGCGTTCAAGGTGGTGATGGATGGCATTCGCATCTCGCACGATCTCGACAAGGTGCGGACACTGCGGGCACTGATTGCCAATCTTGAGGGTGACCGCAACCTGATCCGCATTCGGATTCCTGACCTTTATGGCCTCGACGGGCCGTTGGCCATGGCAACGAAAGCGGCGCGAAAAGCATGGCCTGACGGTGTGCCGTTTGCCACGGATGCAATGTATGCGACGGGTGTCGGCCATGCCGTTCCGACGCTGGAAGTCGTGACAGTTTCCAGCGTGACGGCCACGGAAAACCATATATTCGTGGCGTCATCGCAAGAACTGCCGGCCGGCGTCGTCATCAGCATTGACGAATTTTGCTACATGATCGCCGGTTCATGGCTCGAAGGCGGCGTCAACCGCCTGAAGCTTTCACCGGGGCTGCGGCTGGATGCGCCAGCGGGCACGGTTGTTTCACTTGCGCCGGTTTTCGTCGGCGTCTGCACGACAGACATTCCGGGGGATGGTGTTTTTCGGAATGCCAAGCACGGGACATTCACGCTCGAATTCGAAGAGGATTTGACGCGTCTCGCCAAGGATTTCGATTGATGTTTTCCGAAGTGATCAAGGCCAATGCGCGCGGTCATGTCGTGCATTGCGCCGTTTTGCTTGAAATGCAGTTTTTGAGCGGAACCATGTATGTCCACAATGGCGGCGGCGTTCTTTATTCGCGGTCTGCGGCGGGTGCTCTTGAGGGCATCAAGTGGCTTGGGCTGCAAGGCATGGCGACGGTTTCCGGCCTCGGCGCTTCGCGGATCGGGGCTTCGCGGCAGGTATCCTGTGCGTTGGTGGCCGATGATGCCACGATTCGTGAATATTTCTTCGAAGAGGAACAGCGCCAGATCAAGGGGCGGAAATTCCGCTTCTGGGGGCAGTTCTATGAAGGGCTTCGCCCGCTCGACAGTCGGTTTCACATCTATACCGGCATAGGTGACCGGCTGCGGATGGTGAAAGAGGGGGCGACCTCCCGCAAGATCACACTGCTTCTTGAAGACCGCTTTTCCCGCCGCCGCCGCTCGGCCAATCTGATGGTTACGCATAGCGATCAACAGACGCGTGACCCCGGAAATACCGGCTTCATCTATGTTCAGAAGATGGTCGATCAGACCTTGAACCTCTATGATGCGCGAAACTGACGCTCTCGACGACTATCTTTCGGAAGAGCGCAATCACCCCTTTGAATGGTCCAGCCGTCGCAATGGTGATTGCCAGCTTTTTTTGGCTGGCTGGGTGGAACGGATTGGCTGGCCCGGCGCGGGCCTGCCCTGGCGCAATCGCTACAGCAACGAAAATGAGGCGCGCATCCTTCTCGGCGAGCGCGGCGGTGCTGTTTCGGCCTGGTGCGATCTTCTCGGCCCGCCGCGCATGGGGAGTGCGGCGCGGCGTGGTGATGTGGGACAGATGGCGGTTGATGGCTGGCATCTGGGAATGATCTGCACGGGGACCATGTGGGTCATCCGGGCGGGTGAGGGCGGTATCCGGTTTGTGCGCCCTCGAACTGAAATCATCGTTTGGGATGTTGGTTTTTCATGAAGCCGCGCTTTTTCTTCGAATGGCCTCTGGGTCCGCAAGTCTACCGATCGCCGCAGGCGATTGGCGTTGTTATAGCCGGGGCGCTTATCAATGCAGGCGTATCTGTAGTAATTGCAAACGCGTTGGGTCTGGCCATCGGTTATGGTCTTGTCGCGGCTGCGGCGATTGGCCTGCAAATGGCTTTGATGCCTAAGCCCGCAACGCCAAAGCCTTCCGATGTGCAGTCCAATATCAAGCAGGAAATTTCGCCACGGCGCAAAATCTACGGGCGATATCTGACGGGATCGGTGATCGTATTCGGTTTTCGACGCGGCGAGAAAAGCTACGTCCTGCACTATATCTGCGAAGGTCCGATTGCCGGCTATGTCTCGTTTCGGCTGGACAAGAAGCCGGTCACGCTCGATGCCAGCGGCTTTGTGCAGGAAGCGCAATATCAGGTTGGCGGTCGCTCGCGTGTCCAGATCCTAACGACGCTTGGAACATCAACGGACGGGCCATTCGCAGCTCTTCTGACGGCCTTTCCGGAGCTGAACACGCCGCTTACGCCTTTCCGCCATCGCAATTGCGCGATGGTCTTGCAGATCGTGGAGCAGGTGCCGCAGGAAAAATTGCAGGATGTGTATCCGAACAACCTACCCGGCCTGCAAGTCGTGATCGACGGCTTTGCGGAAGTCTATGATCCGAGAGCCGGGATCACCGGATTTTCCGACAATGCCGGATGCTGCCTGTTAACGGAAGTGATGGACGTTTACGGCCTGACACCTTCTGACGTTGACGAATTGTCCTTGTCATCGTTTTCCGAATTTGCAGTGCATTGCGATGAGCTGGTGGCGCTCAAGGCTGGCGGAACAGAGCGGCGCTATCGCTGTGCCGGACTGATTTCGCTCGATGGCGAAAACGAAGGGCGGATCAAGGCCATTGCAGATGTATGCAATGCCGATGTGTTCATGGACCGACAGGGCCGTATGACCGTGCAACGCAAGATGCGATCGGTTCCCGGCATTGCGCTGCGGGCGCGCAATGGTGACCATTTGACCGTGCAGATCGAGGGTGGGCGAGGCCTGCAAAAGCTCTCGAACATGATCAAGGTGACATACGTTGATCCGGCGCTGAACTGGAAGGCGAACGAAGTCATCTGGCGTCACTTCGATCTTATCGAGGAGGATGGCGTTGAATATTCGACGCCCCTTGAGGTGCTGCTGTGCCCGTCTTCCTCGCAGGCGCAGCGCCTGGGCAAACTGCGGGTCTACGAAATGAATCCGGAATTTTCGGGGTCGTTGACGGCGGGGCCGCAGGCGCTTGACCTGATGGAAGACTATGTCTTCACGCTTGATCTGTCGCCGGAAGAGACGTTCGAGCGGGTGGCGTGCGTCAATGGCTCTATTGACTATGATGGCGAGTCCATGACGGTTTCGGCACCTTTCGTGATCTTCAGGGATGGTGCGGAAGACTGGATCGCATCAACAGATGAACAGGCTGATATCGTCGTTCCGCCCGAGCTGCCTTCCTACGTGGATGATGTTGGTTTGGCCGTAACTGTATCGGTCGAATTGCAGGCCAACTCGGCGCCCTTCCTGAAATTTTCATGGGTGGGAACGGGTGGCGCAACGGTGCCAGACAGCTACTCGCACGATGTCGAGGTTTCACCAGCCGATGCGGCGGAGTGGAGTGCTGCGGTAGTGACGCAATCGGCTGACACTGCCAAATTTTCGCCCGTGGCTGACGGCGGGTCTTATGATTGGCGCATCCGCAATGTTGCCAGCGGGAAAACCTTCGACTGGCAATATTCGACAGTCCCCGTAACTGTTGTTGTTGATACGGTCGCGCCGCAGGCGCTCGCATCATTTTCCGCTTCTGGTGGATCCGGGCAGTTCGTTGCCGCCTTCGGATCTGTAAATGATGCGCATCTTGCTACCGTCGCTATCTTCAGGGCTCCCTCTGGAGAAGCGCTCGATCCTGCCATTCATGAAGTTGGCAGATTCGCGGTGGCTACGGGAATTTCATACGCCCTCCCAATCACATCTGTGGCGGGCTCTTTCGATATCTATGCCTGCCCCCTGAATATTTCCGGTATTGCCGGCCCCCTCAGCGGCCCTGACGGCGCAATCGTTTCCTGACATTGGAGTTTATCATGGCGAGTGTTCGGCAGCTTGGTCGTATGGCCTGGCGCAAATACAATATTGATGGCGCTTCTGGATCTGGCTTTTATAAGCCTGATACGGTGGACATTTTTCCATTCACGGATGCCGTGGCGGCTGCGATCGATGCAATCGTTGTCGCGGCGGGAGCGGTTGCGGCAAAAGCGACGAAGGCGGCCCTCGAGGCCGTGCACGGGGCATCTGGCGATGTCGGCATCGTCTATGCCGGGGTCGATGCGGGCATCTATATCCATAACGGGTCGGCATGGGTGTTCAATCGAGAACTTCCTGAAGCTGCAGCGCAGGATTATGCCGATGCGGCAGAGTCGGCCAAGAATGCGGCGGAAGCCGCGCGCGATATTGCTGAAGGTTATGCCTCCGATGCCGTCAGCCAGGGTAACGTTCCGATCTACGGCACGTTTGGCGGGATTTCCGGCCTGACTATCCCCGGCGGGATTTCTGGAATTATTGTCAATGGCCGGGCCGCCGTTGGCGATGGCGGCCGGGCGTTTCTGAAGAAGGTCGGCGCAGGTCCGGCAACCAGCGGCCGCACTCAGTCGGCCGATGGTGCATGGTGGGAAGTCTCCGACGAGGTCAACATGGCCGCCCTCGGTGGCAAGGATGACAATGCCACCAATAATACCAGCGCCATGCAGGCGGCGGCATCCCTCATTCCTGCCGGTGGGCGTATCGTGTTCCCGCGCGTCAGTGCGACGGGGGTCTACCTCTTCACCGGCGGCATTCTCCCGGTCAATGGACTCTATCTGGATGTTGAGCCCGGCGTCACACTCAAAGGCGCGTTCTCGCGCCCGCAGTCTCCGGGAGAAAATCCCGGTGCCGTCAATCACCCCAAGGTGATCCGCCGCACGCGCGTAATTGACACTTCGACTGGTACCGATGTCGAGATGTGGCTTAATCCGGAATACCTGCTCCCCCTCGGCCAGAAACCGTTTTTCCTCGGAGAAGGTAATCTTTCCCGCCCACGCTCGGTTTTGCTCAATCCTGCCTCTGATCTCGTCCATCAATACATCGCGTGGCCTGCTGGCGATACGTGGGCTGCGGCTACGCCGACCACGACAGCCGGCACGGTGCAATGGCCTGTGGAGGCGCTTAACCGCTTCCGCATCTCGTTCCGCGAGACGCGATGGGCTGAGCAGGTTGATGTCTCGTTCAGTGGCGATGCGGATGCTTACCTCCGCGCGGCGGCCATCAGGACAACGGGCGGTCACTACGTGTTCTGGGCAGATCGGGAAACAAATGCTCTCAACATCGGTTACAAGGCGACCGGCGTGGCGGCTGTCACCAGCGCCGTGACAATCCCTGGCGCTGCGACCCACGACAGTCAGAAGCCGCAATGGGCATTGTGGGGCATACAGGCAATCAACCCGTTTGCCTTTGCCGTCCTTATCAACGGCGTACGCGTCAAGGTCGTGCAAACGATCGCGCCAATCACGCATATCGGCTTTGGTGTCTATAATACGACGACCACGCCTACTTTGCTCGGCTGGCGTCTACTCAAGAGCAAGAGCCTGTTCGGTGTCGGCCAGCAACGTCTGTTGTGCCATGGTGATAGCACTGTTGCTGATATTTATGGTGGTTGGCCATGGATGCTACGGCAGCTAATCGAGGGATCGATGGGGATCCGCGTTGAGAGGCTGACAAACAGGGCTGTCGGCGGTTGGAGTTCGGCGGATGTGCTGAGCGATCTGCAAACCAATGGCATCAACGATAGCAATGGCAATCTGCCAACCTGCGCGTTTATTCGTGTCGGCGCTAACGATATCCAGGCCGCAACCAGTCGGCTGACTTACATCAGCAACATGGAGGCTATCATGGATATCTTCATCGCGGCTGGTGTCCCGGTTGTCGTGGCGGTTCCTGCCATGTTCTACAGCCAGGCTCTCGGTGGTGGATCGGGGCAAGCCACATCGAACTATTATTTCGGTGCGGCTTACAGAGCTGCATTGCAGCAGTCAATCGCCGCCAAATATGCATCCTCCGGGCTGGTCTTTGAGGCAGATAACATCTCTTCGATGGGCCATGTCCTGGGGAGCTACAAGGGTAGCGATCCGCTGGCTTACGATCAGATATTGCGCGACAACATCCACCAGACCGATGGCGGATACCACCTCGACGCTTATGCGATGGCCCGTGCGGCTCTGGATGCGCTGGCACCTGAAACCACCAAAAAGGCAGGGCGCACGCTGCTCCCGTCCAGTATTGCGGCGGCGGGTATGACGCTGGCTAACACGTCCTCCTTCTCGTCAGACTCTCAGGGCCAGATCACGCTGGCTTTGGGTGCCACCTTCACATCCCAGACCCTGTCTGGCACGGCCATTGCGACATTGCCTGCATCGCTGAAGCCTGCGCAGACTATCATCCTGCTCGGTGATGCTGGCAATACGACCAGTCTCGTTCGTGTCATCATCAATACCGACGGCACGATTGTCGCAACGTCCAGTGCCGCTTGTTCGGTACTCAACATCCGGGCGACTTACGCCCGCGAGTGATGCCAGGCCTCTGGCCAAATTCTTTCATTCCAAAATCTGGAGTTATCCATGAACCGCACGACGCTGTTTGCGTATCTGCGGCGCTCGCCCTTTGGTGGTCGCTTGACCACTGCGCAGGTGCGCGGCGTCGAAATCATTCTGAAGGTCTGGGAGGCAACCGGCCTCACGGACCTGCGCTTTCTCGCCTACATTCTGGCGACGGCCTTCCATGAAACCGCCGCCACGATGCTGCCGGTGCGCGAGACGCTGGCCCCGACCGATGCAAAGGCGATTGCGATCCTCGACCGCGCCTATGCTGCTGGTCGGTTGCCGCAGGTGAAGTCGCCTTACTGGCGTCTCGACAAGGACGGAAAAAGCTGGCTGGGGCGCGGCTTCGTCCAGCTCACGCACCGAAAGAATTATGAGCGGGCTTCGCGCCTGGTCGGCGTCGATCTGGTCGCCGCCCCGGCGCTGGCTATGGATATCGAGATTGCCGCGCGCATCCTGGTCGAGGGTATGATTGCCGGGCTGTTTACCGGGCGCAAACTCGACGACTTTTTCAACGTCATGGATGACGATCCGGAGGGCGCGCGCCGCATCATCAATGGGACCGACAAGGCAAAGCTTATTGCCTCGCACTACGCAGCCATTCTCGGCGCGCTGAAGGCGGCTTCGCAGGATGCCGCGCCCGTTGATGCGCTGCCCGCGCTTGCCATGCCTGACGACAAGCCGGCAGGCCAGAGCGTGAGCGCCTATCTCGCTGGCGGTGGCACGATTGCATCCGGTGTGATCGCGCCGCTGCTGGGCGGCATGGACAATCTCTATTCGCTTCTGTTCGGCCTGGCGCTGCTGACCATCGGCGGTGTCGTCGTCGGCATGTTCGCCAGCGGTCGCTGGTCGATCAATCGGGGGGCGGCATGATCAGGGTTTCTGGCGGCGCTGTGATGGCGCTTGCGGCGGTGGCGCTGATTGCCGCCGTCATCTTTCTCGTGGACTGGCGGGCGACGAAAAGGGCGCTCGATGATGTGAGGGCGCGCGACAATGCAGCGGCGGAAAATGCGGATGATGCTCGCGGGCGGTTTGATGCTTGCCCTGTCGGGATGTGGGACTTCGGGGCCGGGCAGTGCCGCAGCGCTGCGGCGGATCGTCGGGACTGACCTGATTGGCGCACGCGGGGCGACGGCGGAAGATCAGCGGCGGATCGACAGGACGGCGGTCGGGCTTTGCGCCGGCGGCGTCTGGACGCGGCAGGAATGCGGCCAGCATGGCGGGGGGCGGTGATGTCCGACAAATACCAGACCCTTTCCGCTGCAATCGAGGCATGGGGCGGCGGGGCGTTGTTGAACGGCCTCGGCGTCCTCTTCGCACGGCTGATGTGGCATGTCGGTCGCGTGCGCAAGGGTGAGCGGCGGTTCTTCGGGCCTGAGCTGGTCTATGAACTGCCCATCGCCTTCGGGATGGCGATCTTTGGCGAAAGCGTCGCCGCATGGATCGGCCTCCCTTCGCCTTCCTCGACCGCGCTCGTCGCCGGCCTCGCCTATCTCGGCCCGCGCGGTGCGGAAGTGCTTTTCACCAAATGGTTTGACCGAAAATATGGGGGCGGCAATGGCTGCAACTGAAATTCTTCCCGTCGCGGATACGGCGGTAAATTCGGGTGATGTAACGGTTGTGGCCGGTGAGCCGATTACCGTCGCGCTCAAGGGCGCAGCCTTCGGGGCGCTTGTCTATATCGGTCTCAAAGATGATGCCGGTGCATATCAGAACGTGGGTCGCCTGGAACAGATCGGTGGCGGCAATGTCGTGACGATCTCCGGACCCGGTACCTATCGCTTTTCGCGCGCTGAAGGCGGGGCTTGCGGGGTGTTCCGTGCTTAAGCCTCCTATAATCCGGGGTGTTCTTGAGCCTCCCATTCAACGGGCTGCCGCTCCCTCCTCTTTGGCCTCTGCCGTCCTGGTTCCGGCCTTCACCATTCTGATCAACGGCCAGCCGATTGCGATCAACTCGGCTTATGTAGCGGTTTCAAACAATGGCTAAAATCGATCTGGGGCCATCTGCGCCCGCCTTGCCGACAGCTGCTGAAGAAGCGGTTGCGGCTGCGTCTCTCTTCCGCCTGCTCTCGAAATACGGCTACCTCGGTGCCCTGCCCTTTGTACTGTCGCGGATCGTCCGCATTCTGGTCATCGGCGATAGCCTCGTGGCTGGACGCGGAAGCGGCTTCGGTCCAGTACAGATGGGTGGCGCGCGTGCTATGTCGTGGCCGACGCTGCTCAAGACTGCGCTTATCGGCATGGGTTTTCCAGCCAGCGCTGAAAGCTGGGGCGAGGCAAAAAACACGGGGGGCACGCTGGCCGAATACGATCCGCGTGTTTCGCTTGGTGGCTGGACAGTGGGGGCGGGTGCTGGCCCGGGCGGTTATCTCCTGCAAGCCACGGCTGCCGGCGCCGCCCTCGCCTTTGCGTCTTCGACGGCCATCGACACGATTGAATTCTACCATGTGACAAACTCGTCAGGGGGCAGTGGTAGTTACGCGGTTGACGATGGTGCCGCAACGGCCTTTTCGGCGGCTGGCGCTGCCGCTCTGACGAAGCGGGTTGTTAATGTGGCGCGTGGCCTTCACACGGCCAAGCTCAATTGGGTAGGCGGTACGATTCAAGCCGCGCCGATGGTTGCCTATGACAGCGCCGTCAAGCAATTCATCATCATGAACATGGGCATTCGTGGATCGACCTCGGCGGACTGGACAGACGCATCTTTTCCGTGGCGTCCGTTCAGTGCGATCACAGCTTATGCGCCGGATGTTTGCCTGATCTCGCTCGGTATCAATGATCTGCGTGCAGCGGGGCCGCTTCTGCCGCTAGCCACCTCGCAGGCCAATCTGCAAGCGATCATCACAAAGGCGACGTCCGGGGGCGGCAAGGTGATCCTTGTCATTCCGCCGCCGCCAGCAGTGGAAGAAGAGGGTAGCTACACCTATGCGCAGCTCGTTGCGCTCTATGTCGCGCTTGGGGCTGCAAATGGTTGCCCTGTTATTCGCACCGATCTCATTTTTGGGTCACATGATCGGGCAGCGCTTGACGGCTTTACGAACCCGGCTGACCGCTTGCATTACAATGGCGGCGCTTATGCGCTGATGGCCGGCCTCGCTGCGTCAGCCGTTCGGGATGTGGCGAAAGCATATTTCGCTGCTGCCTGATGGCGGGGTGCAACCGACAAAAAGCCCGCTGGAGCAATCCGGCGGGCTTTTTGCGTTTGGTGCTTTCTATCTCCTGTACTCGACACAGTTGCCGGGTGACAGCACGCCTTGGCCCGCCCTTCCGCATTGCGCGCAGGTGTAACGGCGGTTGAGGTAGCTCTGATCTCTCGGGAACTTTGCGAGGTCCATCGCGACTTGACGCTGGCAGGGTCCGCAGTAGACCGTGAGCTGATAGCCGTCGTCTGCAAGATCTCCGAATGTGGATGGCGAGTACGGATATTGCTTCGTCATCGCGCAAGCTTCCCGACAACAAAGTCATTGGCGGCGCGGTTGCCGCATCCGGTGCAACGCAAAAATGGTTCCAGCGATATAACCGGACGTAGCCGCCCGTAGCGCCTGGCTATGTCCCATCGATCGAGCCAGCCCATGTGCCGGCACACGGGACACTTGGCCCCTAGCCGATACCACGCCGGCAGGTCGGCCAGCGCCGCCGAGTGGTGACGGGCGGGGACGTGGACATGCAGGCCGCTGGGCCTCGGGTCCAGATTGGTGTTGGCTGCCGTCAGGTCAATGCCGCGACGGTGGCGCATCTCACTCGCGCTCCTCGCTCGGCAGCCATCCACGGGTATAGCCGTGGCCCATGGCGGCTTTGGCAATCGCGAGCTGCTGGCGCAAGTGCGCGCAATCATCCAGCAAGGTACGGATCGCTGCGCGGGCGTCGCCATCGTGCCAAGCGAGCGCGTGCTCGACCGGATCGGCTTCGGGTTCCTGTTTGATGGCATGCGTCATTGTTCTCTCGCTTTCAGAGTGTTTGTCAGCCGCATGTTGTTGGCAATTGGTGCCCGCCAGCACCAGTGTTCTAATTATGTTCCGGTTAGGCGGGGAGTCAATAGGGGGCAAGTGAGGTCTTTCGATCAGGATGAACCGTGCAAACGAAAAGCCCGCTGGAGCAATCCAGCAGTCTCTTTTAGGGATGGATGGTGAACCGCAAGCGTTTGTCATTGCTGACGGTCAGGTGCGTTGCGGTAGCTAATCCGGCGTTTGCTTCCGTCGCGGCATATGGTGGCCGGCGTCGGGTCTTGCTATCGATAAGTACCCCTTATCGATGGTTAGAAATGAAAACAAAAAACGTGGCTTTGTTCGGTTCATTGGAAAGAGAAAACGGCCCTTTGGAGCGATCCAGAGAGTCTCTTGCACCCTCGTTTCCAGCCGTCCGACTAAATCGCATACGTGGTCTTTTTTGATTGTAGGATACAATCCGAGCACCTTGTCCCAATCAGAGAGCCTCCAACATTATTGCAATTATTGGTCGCACCCATGTACGCTTTTCTAGATGTTCAAGAGTCCAGATGATTTTTGAATGCTCCACGTCTTGAGCAAATGAGATGCTTTATGGCTAAAAAGTCTAACTCCACAAGAATTGTAATAAATGACAATGGAAATCTGAGATGCCTAATGTCAATTGCAGAACAGCCTAGTGGTGATCTCATCGTTAACCTTTATGCAAAGCAGTATGATGGCACTAACCCAAAACCATTTGATGATGGTAGCAATGATCTTGGACAAGAGGTCAAAGAATGGAGATACACAGTTCACACAAGCGCTAAAAGCGAAAATGGAATTAACATAATCAACAATCATCGTACACTTGAGGGCGATGAATATAGAAAGGGCGTTACTGTAACTACGGCGATAAAAAAGGAAAAAAGGTTTGTCCCTCTCCACGCTCGATTGTTTAGCAGTATGAAGCACCATTCATACGACCTAAAGAGCGGAACAGGCAGAATAATAAATTTGGGTCAATATTCAGATTTATTTACGCTGTTTTTTTCCGTATTCGTCGGGCCCAAAAATATTCTTTTTAATAGAAAAATAAAATATGCTAACTCGCGAATTGTAAGGTTTGAAAATTTCACAATATTATTGATTTGGACTTATCTTGGAATTCCTGCGGCAAATCATACAAGATACTTTCTTCTTAAAAGCAGAGAAGGGGGTGAGCCTTTTGGCGGATTTAATAGTAAAAATGTCATAGACTATTTTATAGAAGTCAGAGACGTGGCAAGAAACACTATAATTGATGTAAAATTAAAATCAGCAGAAGAAAATATAGATTATAAAACTGCAAACGTTTTAATAAACAGCAGATTCTTCTCATCAGTTAGTTTAACGTCAAAAGAATTTATTATGTTATCACAAAAATACAGCAGGAAATTAAACAAAAAATAG